TCATCGTCCCGCGCAAGAACGCCAAGAGCACGCTCGCCGCCGTCATCGGCAACTTCATGCTCGCTGCCGACGGCGAATTCGGTGCCGAGGTTTATTCCGGCGCCACCTCGCAAGACCAGGCCATGGAAGTCTTCCGCCCCGCGCTGCTCATGGCCCGCGCCACTCCGCGCTTCGTCCAGGCCTACGGCATCATGGTCAACGTCTCCAACCTCTCCATTGCCGAAAACAACAGCAAGTTCGAGCCCGTCATCGGCAAGCCCGGCGACGGCGCCAGCCCCAGCTGTGCCATCGTCGATGAGTACCACGAGCACAAGACCAGCGAACTCTTCGACACCATGCAGACTGGCATGGGCGCCCGCTCGCAGCCGCTCATCCTCGTCATCACCACCGCCGGCTCCGACATCTCCGGCCCCTGCTACCTGCACCAGGTAGAGCTGCAGAAGATCCTCGAAGGCACCATCGAAAACGACCAGCGCTTCGGCATCGTCTTCACCATGGACGACGACGACGACTGGACCAGCGACCTCGCCCTCCAGAAAGCCAACCCGAACTACGGCATCTCCATCGATGCCGAGTACCTCCAGCTGCAGCAGCGCGACGCCGTCGCCGATACCCGCAAGCAGAACGTATTCAAGACCAAGCACCTCAACGTCTGGGTCGCCGCCGCCTCGCCATGGTTGAATCTGCACAACCTGCAGCAGTCCGGCGACAGCGCCCTGAGCATCGAAAGCCACGCTTGGGATGGCTGTGTCGCCGGCCTCGACCTGGCCAGCAAGCAGGACATTGCCAGCCGCGTCCAACTCTGCTGGCGCGATCTCGACGACGGCCGCCACTACTACGCCTTCTCGCGCAACTACGTCCCGCAATCCACCGTCGACAAACCGGAAAATGCCCACTACCAGGCCTGGGTCCATAGCGGTCACCTGATCGCCACCCCGGGCAACATGATCGACCTCGAACAGATCCAGGAAGAACTGATCGAAGACGCCAGCCAGGTCCATATCCGCGAAGTCGCCAAAGACCCCTGGGGCGGCCACCAGCTCGGCGCCAACCTTGCCGCCGAAGGCTTCACCGTCGTCGACATCCCGCAGCAAGTCCGCTACCTGTCCGACCCGATGAAAGAGATCGCCGCCGTCGTCGACGCCGGCCGCTTCCACCACGACGGCAACCCGGCCTACGTCTGGATGCTCTCCAACGTCGAAGTCCAGGAAGACCGCAACGAAAACATCTTCCCGCGCAAATCGCGGGCCAGCAACAAGATCGACGCCGCCGTCGCCACCATCGTCGCCATGAACCGGGCGCTGGCCGTCGCGCCGGAACAAAGCGCCATCGATGACTTCATCTACGAACCCCTGATCGGCTAACGCATGAATCGATACCTCACCTCCTTCCTCGGCTGGTTTGGCTGGGGCGGGTCGCTTGGCGAGAACACCGGCAAGCAGAGCGGCGGCACTACCGGCGCGCTGATCGAAGGCGCCGCGCCCGTCTCGCCTGACGGCGCCATGCAGCTATCGACCGTCTGGGCCTGCATCTGGCTGCTCGCCAACGTCATCGCCAGCCTGCCGCTATTCGTCTACACCAGCAAAAACGGCAAGCGCGAGCTGGCGCGTGACGCGCTGCTCTACCAGCTGCTGCACGACAGCCCGAATTCCCGCATGACCCCCGTTGAATTCTGGGTCGCCATGCTCCTCAATCTGCTGCTGCGCGGCAACGCCTACGCCCGCATCGAGCGCGGCACCAACAACGAAGCCATCGCCCTATGGCCGATGTCTGCCGACCAGGTCGAAGTCCACGTCCTCCAGGACGGCAGCGTCGTCTATCGCTACGCCCTTGGCGGAAACGTCGCCGTCCTCTCATCCGACAACGTCCTCCACATCAAGGACATCGGCAACGGCACCATCGGCCTTGACCGCCTCGACCACATGCGCGCCACCACCAGCGAGGCCGCCAATTCGCAGACCGCCGCCTCCAGTCTGTTCGCCAATGGCGGCAAGCCCTCCGGCATCCTGATGATCGACCGCGTTCTCAAGCCCGAGCAGCGCGAAGCCATCCGCAAGAACTTCGGCCAGATGGCCGAAGGCAGCACCTCGCGCCTCGTTGTCCTCGAAGCCGACATGAAATACCAGCAGGTCAACCTCACCCCGGAAGACCAGCAGCTCCTCGAAACCCGGCGCTTCAGCGTCGAAGAACTCTGCCGCTGGTTCGGCGTCCCGCCCGTCCTCGTCGGGCACAGCAACGTCACCGCCTGGGGCAGCGGCATCGAGCAACTGATCGACGGCTTCTACAAATTCACCGTCCGTCCCGCCCTGGTGCGCATCGAACAAGCCGTCACCAAGCGCGTGCTGACTCCGGCCCAACGCGCCCGCTACACCGTCGAATTCAGCTTCGATGCCCTGCTGCGCGCCAGCCTCAAGGACCGCATGGACATCTACAGCAAGGCCACGCAGAACGGCATCTTCACCCGCAACGAATGCCGCCAGCTCGAAAACCTGCCGCCTGATCCGGCCGCCAACGATCTCACCGCCCAGACCAACCTCGCGCCGCTGCACATGCTCGGCCAGATTCAAGGAGCAGCCCATGCTGATCAATCAAACCCTGTCGCTCAATAACTGCGACATCAAGTTCGCCGCCGCCGAAGGCGCGTTCAGCGGTTACGGGTCGATCTTCGGCAACGTCGACTCCAAGAACGACATCATCATGCCTGGCGCCTATGCCGAAGTGCTCAAGGACGGTGGTGAAGTTCCGGTCTACGTCAATCATGGCTGGCTCAACAACGCCCTGCCGGTCGGTAAGTGGCGCGGTCTCAAGGAAGACGATCGCGGCCTGTTCGGCGATGCTGGCCTCGTTATGCAGATGCCCAGCGCGGTCGACGCCTATTGGGGCATGAAATCCGGCCTTGTCACGGGGCTGTCTGTAGCCATTCTTCCCGATTCGAAAGCCACTGAGCGCCGCGCCGACGGCGTGCGCGTCATTCACCGCATCAAGGCGCTGAAAGAGATTTCCATCGTCACCGACCCCGCCAATGCCGAGGCCCGCGTCACCGACATCAAGACTGCAGACGAAGTCGAGCAGATCGAAACAATCCGAGATTTCGAGCGCTTCCTGCGGGATGCAGGCGGCCTCACCAAAGGAGCGACCGAAGCGCTGGTCGCTCGCGCAAAGATCATTTTCAGCCGGGGGGAGCCTGGCACTGAAGAGGTCGACGCGAAGGCAATGAATGAGCTGGCCGCAGTCATGCACCGGCTCAAGGCGCGCATCCCGCTGTAAATCCCGTACTCAACCAGACAAGACCCGCCCTGGCGGGTTTTTTACTTTGGAGAAACCAAATGTCTGACATCCAATCCGTCATGAAGGCCTGCGAGGCCATCGAAGCCCAGCTCATCAAGTTCGCCGAAAAGACCGAGGCCGAAATCAAGGCTACGGGCACGGCATCCGCCGACACCAAGGCCGCCATCGAAGGCCTGGCCACCAAGCAACGCGAACTCGCCGACCGCCTCCTGCAGATCGAGCAAAAGGGCAGCGCCCGCGACGACCTGGAAACCAAAGCCGAATCCTGGGGCGAGCAATTCACCAAGTCTGCCGTCTACACCGCCTTCGCCGGCGGAAACACCCAGAAGGCGCGCTTCGAAGTCAAGAACACGCTGACCGGCGCCGACGCCAACGTCGCCCCGGACCGCAAGCCCGGTGTCGTACCCGGCGCCTTCCAGATGCTGACGCTCGAAAGCCTCTTCCCGGCGCTTCCGACCAGCTCCAACGCCATCGAATTTACCAAGGAAGCCAGCTTCACCAACTCCGCAGCGGAAGCCGCAGAGGGTGCCGCCAAGGCAGAATCGGCGCTCACCTGGTCGCTGGTCAACATGCCCGTCTCGACCGTCGCCCACTGGATCAAGATCAGCCGCCAGCTGGCCGCCGACAACGCAGCGCTCGCCGCCTACGTCGACAGCCGCATGCGCTACGGTGTTAACCGCCGCGTCGAAACCCAGATCGCCATCGGCGACGGCAGCGCGCCGAACATCTCAGGCATCTTCGACTCCGGCAACTACACCGCCCACGGCTACCTCTCCGGCGCCCTCGGCTCCACGCTCGCCAAGTTCGTCCTGATCCGCAAGGTCATCGGCGATCTGTACAACGCCGGCTACCCGGCCACCGGTATCCTGCTCAACCCGGCTGACTGGGCGACCATGGAAACCGAGCTGCTGACCACCGCTGCCGGCCAGGTGCCGTTCCGCTATGACGACGGCGGCCGCCCGCTGCTCTTCGGCATTCCCGTCGTCCAATCCGCCGGCGTCACCGCCGACCTCTTCGCCGTCGGCGCCTTCAGCCAGGCCGGCACCATCTACAACCGCGAAGGCGTCGTCGTCGAGCTGTCCGATTCCGACAGCGACAACTTCACCAAGAACCTGGTCACCATCCGCGCCGAGCGCCGCCTGGCCCTGGCCACAGAAGTCCCCGCCGCCATCCGTGGCGGCGACCTGACCCCGCCGGCCTCCTGATCGCCGGATGAGTGAATAAGCCCCGGCTCCGGCCGGGGCACTTCCATCATGCGACAGATCAAATTCACCGCCAGCGGCGCGAACAGCGTCCTTGGTGGCTTCATGCCGGGCGACATCGCCCGTGTTTCCGACACATTCGCCGCGCACCTGGTCAATGAAGCGCGCGTCGCCGTCTATCTCGATGCGCCGCCGCCGGCTCCTGCTGCGGTCGACGCCCAGAAACCGCCAAAAACCACCCGCCGCAAGACCAAGGAATAACCATGTCCCTCTCGAACGCATCCGAATCCGACGCCCTCGACATCTTCCTCGAAGGTGTCGATCCCGCCTGGCGCGCCGGGGCGACCGGCTATCTCGCCCTGGTCACCGGCGCCTCGGTCGATGAAGCCGATCCGCTGGCCAACGAATGCACCTATACCGGCTATGCCCGCATCGCCCTGACCAAGGCCACCGCCTGGAGCGGCAGCGGTGACACCCGCACCAACGCCAACCTGCTGCAATGGGGCAAGCGTACCGATGCCGGCGCCACCCAGACCGCCACCCATGCCGTCTGGTGCGATACCGCCTCCGGTGCCATCGCCATGGGCATCGTCGCCGCCCTCGACGACGATCTGCCGATCTCGCTCAACATCCGCCCGCAGATCGAAGCCGGCGGCCTGACCATCAACGCCGCCTGACATGGGCTTCAACGGCACCCGCGACCTGATCCTGGCAGAGCAGGAAGGCCGCGCCCATTTCTGCAGCTTCCGCAAGGTGCCGTCGCAGGCATCGTCGGCGCTCGGCTGGGTCGACCTGTCGATGGCCGCCGGCAACCCGCTGCCGCAATACTACGCGGCGGCACCGCTCGAAGCCGCCCGCCTCGATGGCCTGCGCGGCATCTTCCACGGCGACGACAAGGCGCCGAGCAGCATGCACCTGACCGACTGGAACGCCGTCACACCAACTGCCAACTGTGTCGGGCGCCTCAAGGCCCTGCGCTATGGCCTGTATTACCCGTTCATCGACGGCGACTCGCTCGACCAGCAGGATCTGACCAACGCCATCGCCGCGCTCAACCCGCCGGCCGCCGGCTGGAAAGTGATGATCGTCGCCGTCGCGCCGACTGCCGGCGGCGGCTCGCTTACCTTCAACTACCAGCGCAACGGCGCCGACAAGACCTCGCCGACCGTCGCGCTCAATACCGCCGTCACCAACATCGCCAGCCTGGCCACCGGCGATGCCGCCGTCGCCAATGCCCGCGGCCCGTTTGCCGCCCTGGCCGATGGCGACACCGGTGTCGATCTGATCACCAGCGTCACCTTCATCGCCCCGGCCGGCGGCCTGCTCGCCTTCGTCCTGGTCGATCCGCTTGCCGACCTCGCCACCCGCGAAATCAACACGCCCGCCGAGAAGAACTTCGTGCAGACGCACCCCGGCGCCCCGCGCATCTACGACGGCGACTACATCAACTTCATCGGCAACTGCACCGGCAGCGTCGCCGCCGGCATCTTCGCCGGATTCTGCAAATTCGCCTGGAGCAAGTAAATGGGCTACACCTCGCACGACGACCTGCTGACCCAGCTTACCGCCGGCAAATACATCCGGCCGGAAGGCGCCAAGATCACCAGCCCGGTGCACACCGCCGGCGGCTGGCACCTGCTGCTGGCCAACAACGGCTCGCCGAACGGAAGCACCTTCCCCGGTTCGTCGCTCGCCTGGCAGGGCTGCAACGAATCCACCGGCGACGGCACCGGCATCATCGGCATCCAGCACGGCGGCAACCCCGGCGGCGCCGCCACCAAGCACCTGCTGTCGGTCGGCGCCTCGCTCGTCGCCGCTGCCGGCGCCCCGTGGCAAGCCAAGCTGGTCGACCTGATCGGCTACTACAAGCTGACCGGCGCCGATGTCACCGGCACCGGCGCCCGTACCCTGACCGGCACGCCGACCCATCGCTACGGCAACGGCGACGGCGTCCAGGCCTGCATCGTCAGCGTCACCGCCCCGACCGCCGGCGGCCCCAACCTGTCGGCCTCGAGCTACACCAACGCCGCCGGCACCACCACCCGCGCCTTCCAGGGCGCCCCGAGCTGTGGCGCCGCGGCCGATGCCTACGCCACCAGGGTGCTGCACTCCGGCAACGCCGCCGGCCGCTACGGTCCCTTCCTGCCATTGCAGGGCGGCGATACCGGCGTGCGCAGCATCCAGTCGCTCACCCTGTCGGGCGGCACCGCCTACACCGGCTCCGGCGTCCTCGCCGTCTGCCTCGTCAAGCCGCTGGCCGACATCAGCATTCCCGTATCCGGCATGTGGTCGGAGCGCGATCTGGTCAATCAGATCAACAGCGCCCCGAAGATCGCCGACGGCGCCTGCCTGGCGTGGATGGTCTTCAGCGCCGGCGCAACGACAGCCAACTCGCCCTTCACCTTCGCCCTCGACGTGGGCTGGGGCGGTTGATGCTGCTGGCCAACGGCGTCCGGGCCGGCGGCGGTCCTTACCGCTTCTCCGGTGGCGCGGGCGCGCTCGCCCTTGAGCGCGCCCGCGCGGCCTCGCCCGCGCTGGCGATGGGCTTCAACATCGGCGAAGCCACCGTCGTCGGCGGCGTCAGCATCGCCAACCTGAACGGCATCCCGTCCGGCACGCCGCGCGGCTGGGTCATGCCGGTCAAGGGCGGGGCGATCAAGTCCTACCGCCGCGCCGACATTGCGGTCAACGGGGCCGCGCAGGCCGAACTCGGCTACCCGGCCGTCGGCAATGCCACCATCACCCTAGAGGCCAGCGCCGTCGGCGGCCTCATCGTCGGCGCCACCGGCAGTGCCACCATTGCCATCGACGGCCAGGCCGCCGTGGTTGGCACCATCAACGGCACCGGCCAGGCGACCATCGCCATCGACTCTGCCGCCGTCATCGGCGCCATCGCCTCGCTTACCGGCCAGGCGACGATCAGCATCGACGGACATTCGACCATCATGGGCCTCGGCTACATGACCGGCAGCACCATCGAAAGCGGCGAGCTGACCCCGGCCAGCATCGCCGCCGCCGTCTGGAACGCCATGCTCGCCAGCCACCAAACAGCGGGCAGCGCCGGCAAGGCCTTGTCGACCGCCTCCACCGGCGGCGTCGACCTCAACGCCCTGGCCGCCGCCGTCGTCGCCGCGCTCGAGGCCACCACGATCCCGGTCGACGTCGCCAAGGTCAACGGCGCCACCATCGACGGCGCCGGCACCGAAGGCGACCCCTGGGGGCCGGTATAAATGGCCGCCTGGGGCGCCAGTTGGGCCGCCGCCTGGGGCAACGCCTGGGGCCTGCTGGCCGGTGGCTTCGTCCGCGCGCCGGCAGGTGCCGGCCCGACATTGCGCCAGGCAACCGGCCAGCGCGACCAGGAAACAACCGGCGACCGGCCCGCATCGATCGCCACCCGCCGCGCCATCCTGACAACTGGCGAACGCCCGCAATCGGGCGCCACAGATCGGCCGGAAGACGCCAATAGCCAGCGCCTCGCCATGGCGTCAGGCGCCCGGCCATCCGCCACGAACACCACCCGGCCCGCCGTCACCGGCGGCCGCCGCCCACTGCACTAGACAGGAACCCGCATGGCCCTTATCCGTATCGCTGCCCCGGCGAGCGAGCCGCTCGACCTCGCCACGGCCAAGCTGCACTGCCGCGTCGACGGCACTGACGAAGATGCGCTGATCACCGCGCTCATCGTCGCCGCCCGCGAGCAGGCCGAACACGAGACCGGCCGCGCCCTCGTCACCCAGACATGGGAGCTGGTGCACGACACCTTCCCGGACGCCTTCGTCCTGCGCAAGTCGCCGATCCAGTCCGTCACCTCGCTCAAATACCTCGACACCGCCAGCGGCGCCGAACAGACGCTCGACCCCGCCGACTATCTGCTCGATAAGGACAACGAACCCGGCTATGTCGTCCCCGCCTACGGCAAGGCCTGGCCCGCCACCTGGCCGGTGCCCAACGCCGTGCGCGTCCGCTACGTCTGCGGCTACGGCCTCGCCGGCGCCGTCCCGCAAGCCATCAAGCAATGGATGCTGCTGGCCATCGGCACCATGTACGAAAACCGCGCCACCGGCGGGGCAGGGCAGGTCTATGCCATCCCCGACCGCTTCTGGTCCGGCTTGCTCGATCCCTATCGCCTGTACGAGGCCGCCTGATGATCCCGGCCGGCAAGATGACCGAGCGCGTCACCTTCCAGCAGAAGAGCGTGACGAAAAACGCCATCGGCGAAGAAGTCGTCACCTGGACAGACGTCTGCACAGTCTGGGCCGAA